GCAGCCTCAGTACCCTCCGACCGGGCCACGCCAGGAGGTGACCGACTGGGACCAGTCGGAGGGCGATGTTGACGATAACTGGCATCGGGTCCAGCGGCAGGGATTCGTGACCAAGGTGCCCCTCAGCGTGGGCAAGGACGGGCATTGCCCCGGCTGTGGTGGGAACAACTACTTCCGGCGCAAGGTGGGCCAGTTCGAGGCGGCTCCCCTCTGCACCGAGTGCGGGTACAACGGCGAGCACTTCACCCAGTCAGGCACTCTGCTGAGTGCGGTGGGCCTGAAGTCGTCCGGGCCTACCCAGTTCGCCCGCACCGACAACCCAGGGGCTGAGAGCCGCTTCGGGATAGACCCGAGCCTCAATGGCACCGACTTCAGTTGGAGCAGCGTCAGATAGGAGGAGCCATGCCTGGAGGGAAAGACCCAGGACCGTCCATCAAAAAACCAGACAGCTACGAGGCTCTGAAGGAGAAGGGATTTTCCAAGAGCAAGGCCGCTGCCATCTCCAACGCCCAGGCCCAGGGCAAGGGCAGGCGTCACGCCATGGGGGAGAAGGCGGCAGAGACCCGTGAGTCAGGTCGCAAGCCCATGTCCAAGACCGGTGAGGCCAAACCGACGGCGAGCCGCTCCAACAAGCCAGAGAACAGAGGAAAGTGATGTCCACCATAACTGAACCTGATGAACCTGGGCCTGGGGCGGTAGGAAATGATCATCCCGGTACCTCCTTCAACTCTTCTTTCAACAGCGCCAAGGGAAATGCCATAGCCCGTGAACAGATCATGCAGACTTATACCGAAGGGCATCGGAGAGGCCAGTATTACAACAACTACGAGGCGGCTGAACAGCTTCTGCCCCATCTGACCCACACGCAGCTTGTCAGCGCTGTAGCACATCAGGTCGCCACACGCACCCAAGAGTTACGTATGGAAACCAAAGTGCAGCACGTTTCAGTGCCCTATCTAGATTACGTCATGGCTGAACCCGGAGAATGGGCTGACGAGGAGGGCATCTTGCTGCACAACTCTTCGTCACCCAGTAATCCTGGGCGTGTTATGGGACCGACAAGAGCAGGACTAGCGAGTCAACAACCACGGCGGCGGCTATTCCGATTTATCAGAGGAGGAACCAATGGCAACCACTAAGAAGGAACCGTTCGGCGGCAAGCAAGCAACACCCTTCGGTAAGAAGGGGGACGACGACAAGGCCAAGAAGGCACCGGCCAAGAAGACCACCCAGAAGAAGAAGTAGTGCCTCCCACCAAGTTGGACACCATCACCACGGTGATGGCCGAGATCAACAAGGAGCTTGGCCCTGAGACGGTGATCTGGGGTGCCGACATCCGGTACTCCGACCTGCCCCGGATCTCCACTGGCAGCTATGCACTGGACGTGGCCCTGGGGGGCGGCTGGCAGACCAATGCCTGGCACGAGCTATACGGCGACGAGTCAAGCGGCAAGACCACCGTCATCCTGAAGACCATCGCCACCCAGCAGGCTCTGAACCCCGAGCACATGACCTTCTGGATCGCCGCTGAGGAGTTCGTGCCTGCCTGGGCCAGAGACCTGGGCTGTGATCTCTCCCGGATCATGGTCATGCAGACCAACATCCTGGAGGAGGCCACCAACGCCGCCATCCGGGTACTGGAGACCCGCACCGTCGATGTGCTGGTCTTCGACAGCCTCCCGGCCCTCTCCCCGATCACTGAGTCTGAGAGCACCATGGACGAGAACCAGATCGGGCTAGCGGCCAGGCTCCTGGGCAAGTTCTTCCGCAAGGCGTACACGGCCATGAAGCGCAGCCTGGTAGAGGACGACCGGGCCGTGACCTGCTTCATGGTCAACCAGTGGCGTGAGAAGATCGGCGTTATCTTTGGGGATCCCCGCACAACCCCAGGGGGGAGGGCCAAGAACTACTGGTTCACCACCAGAGTCGAGTTGAAAAGGGACGAATGGCTCACTGAGGGGGACCGCAAGAACCAGCGCAAGGTGGGCATCACCGTCAAGGCCCTGACCAAGAAGAACAAGAGCTACCCACCGGAGCGGGTGGCGGTGTTCGACTTCTACTTCGATCACAACGAGTTCGGGATCCCACCGGGGTCGTATGACCAGGCCAAGGAGTTGGTCACCCTGGCCCTGGGCCTGGACCTGATCAAGGTCAAGAGCAGCTACTACAGCCTGGGCGACGACTCCTGGCATGGCCGAACCGCTCTGGAGGAACAGGTCAGATGGGACTTGACACTCCAGGAGAGGCTGCGAGAAGCTATACGAGATCAAGTCACGAAGGGTAGGCGTTCTGAGGAGTCCCACCCCTCCTCCCGACGCTTGGTGAGGGTGAAGAAGACGTGAGGGTGGGGAAGCGACTCCTGCTGAGTCGGCAACAAGAGTCCAGAGGGATGGAACGATTTGGAGGTCGCCCATCGCCACGTTCTGGTGCGGGTTGGGACCGTAAGAACGACGGTCGCACCGACACCGAACTTGTCGAGTTCAAGCGCACCGATAATCGAAGCTCGATCACGCTCCGTTACGCAGACCTCGACGCTCTCTACCACCACGCAGTGGTCGAGTCTCGCCTCCCTGTTCTCGTCTTTGAGCTTGGTGGAAGGGAGTGGGTCGTACTCCCAGAACCCGATTACCACGAACTGGTTCTTCATCGACAGTCATCAGACGCTCCCGGCGATCTACGAGCGGATCAACCCTCAGTGGCTCAATCACGCCAAGTGCAAAGGGTTACCCGGAAACCTGTTCTACGCCGAGTACCAACACAACAACTCTCAGGTCCAGGAGGCCAAGAGCGTCTGTCTCGGAACCCATCCGGACCACCCAGGCCGCTGCCCGGTCCTGGAGGCTTGTCTCGATTACGCAATCGAGAACGGGGAGAGGTACGGCGTCTGGGGAGGAACCAGCGAAAGGGAGCGGCGCAGGATCAAACGCCAACGGCACCGTGAGGCGGCTCTCCAGAACGGCAACATCATCGAGATCACGTCCGGTTATCGACAAGAACCTGCGGATGCTGCTGGATACGACCAAGCGGGAGACCCGACTCCTTGGCGAGATTCAAAGATCCTTATTGCAGCCTGGCGAACAGAACGGGCTGAGGAACGACGCTCTGCATCCCTCTGAGATCTCCCACTCAGACTGGTGCCCCAGGGCCAGCTTCTACCGGATGAGCGGGGTACCGGCCAAGCAGGAGCCAACCGGTCTGCACTGGCAGATGCAGATGATCTTCGATGAAGGCCACGAGATCCACCACAAGTGGCAGAAAAGAATCTGGGATCTAGGTCGGTTGTGGGGCACGTTTTATTGTGAGAAGTGTCACTACGCCTGGCCTGCCACCGCCCCCAGTGAGTGCGAGAAGTGCCACGCCAGCCGAGAGTTTCTGCGCTACCACGAGATCCCCCTCTTCGACCACAAGCTGCACCTGGCCGGTCATGCCGATGGTGGCGTCGAGGACAGCCTGGTGGAGATCAAGAGCATCGGCCTGGGCACCTTGCGCTTCGAGGCCCCCCAACTGCTCAAGGAGCACACCTACAAGCTCAACATCAATGGAAAAAACCGAGAGTTCATCGACTACGACGGGCTGTGGGATTCCATCCGCAGACCCTTCCCCTCCCACATTCGACAGGGTGACTTCTACTGCTACCTGAGCCACAAGTGCCTAGAGGTGATTTTCCTCTACGAGTGCAAGTGGAATCAGAAGGTCAAGGAGATGATCGTCCGATACCGGGTGGAGCGCATCCAGGATCGGCTAGACCAGTGCAGCAGAGTCACGATGGCCCTCCAGGGTGGCATGATTCCGAAGTGCCCGTTCGGAGGCTGCACCGACTGTCAACGATACGAGGAGAAGCATGCCGCCAACGGAAGAGTCCTCGTCCGCAGGTCGACGCCTGACTCGCAAGCCGCCCCTCAATCTGCGAGAAGTGGTGCAGAAAATGGTGAACGGCCAGCGACGAGACGTTTATCACGATTTAGCGATTGAGGAGCCAGCCGCACCCGACTTCGGTCCACCCACCCTGGAGACTGACATCGATGACCTGACCGACAAGCAGTTGATGGACAAGTTCGTTCAGTTCACCCGGTGGACAGATTTTTTCCAGTACCAGCTAGCTATCGAGGAGATTTACGAGCACCATGCCGAGATGGAGGTCCGCAGACTGGAGGGCCTGTTCCTCACACGCAATCGTCCTGAGAAGGCTTCAGAGGCCGTCACCTGGGTGCGGGCGCAGATGGAGACCGACCACGATATTCAGGCCGCTAGGGATGCCCTGAAGGTGTACTACGCCCGCAGGAAGCTGAAGCAGATGCTCTTCGAGTCCTCCGAGCGGGACGCCGCCGTCGTCAGCCGGGAACTGACCAGGCGCACCGACGCCAAGTCTCCTGGATACCGACGAGCAGACCGGGGAGCGCCATGAGCCTCTGGGAGACACTCTGGACTGACAAATACCCTCCTCACCGGCTCTTGGCTGACCTGAGATTCCCCATCGAAGCCTTAGAGAGGCCAGTGAGATGGCATCTGCTGAACTGTCCGGAATGCGCTGCCTGGAGGACCATACACGAACTGACCGAGAACGACTGGAGGACATGGGTCATGGAGAAGGAACGAGAAGAGCCAGAGATCCGATGAACGCAATCGACAGGGATGCCGTCAACTGGGCGTTCGAGCACTTCTACCACATGGATAAGGCCAACGCCTGCATGCACTGTGCCCAGGTGAAGTTCAGCCCGATCACCTTCAGGCTGGTCGATGCCTTGCTGACCGTCTGGCCGGAGGGCGAGAAGATCACCGTGGAGATGGGTGAGGTCATGGAACACCAGAACCGGTACGACCTGGACCCAGGCCGATGAGCGTGCTGACCGTCCAGGTGGTAGACGGCAGGGCACCAGACCGGTTCTCCTTTGAGTGCTCCCTGTGCGGGCACTGCGGCGGCAACTACACCACCAGGGAGCAAGCCCAGACATACGCCGACATCCACCGGGAGATGCCACACCGATGAGCGACATCTACAGCCACTCAGGCGAACCTGACCTCGTCAATCATCCTCCTCACTACGGCCACCATCCCTCCGGGGTGGAATGCATCACCATCACCGAGTGGTACAACTTCAACGTCGGCAATGCCATCAAGTACCTGTGGAGGGCGGGCCGGAAGGAAGGTGCCGATCCCATTGAGGATCTCCAGAAGGCTGAATGGTATGTCCATCGGGAGATCCAAAGGTTGAGCCATGGATGACGACGCTCAGATCAGAAAGGCACTGGAAGCCTTCAGCGAGCGGCTAGAACTCCATGAAGAGCATGTCTGGGAGCAAGTAGGTCGGTGTGTGTACTGCGAGTGTGGAGAGCGGCTGTACCAGGGCTACCTACCCTCCGAACGGAGGAAGCCGAAGAAGGCCCCAGCCGAACCGAAGGCCACCACCGAGATGAGAGCACGGTGGGGCAAGCCATGACCGACATCTACGTGGGCATCGACCCCGGCACCACGAACTGTGCCCTGGTGGCCTGGTCCCCCACCAGGGGCCTGATCACCACCTGGAAGCCCAAGGGCACCATGCCGACAGGTGTCCTACGGCTCAGACGGCTCATGGTGGACATCAGCAACCAACTGAGCAACCTCGACAGGGATGGCGACATCACCATGATCGCCATGGAGGGGTACTCCATGTACGAGAAGTTCGGTCAGCACAACTCCGGGGAGGTGGGAGCGGCGATCAAGCTCACCATCCTGGCCCACTTCGCCACCGACGACCGGCGTGGCTTCCCCGTCCTGGTCGCTCCTCAGCAACTCAAGAAGTTCGCCGCAGGCAACGGCAACATCAAGAAGGAGATGCTTCCCAAGGAGATATTCAAGCGCTGGGGCATGGATTTTAATGACACGAATATTGCTGAGGCGTACGTCCTGGCTCGCATCGCCCATGCCGTCTGGGCTGGACCGGAGATGACCCAGTTCCAGAAGGACGTGGTCGCCGCCCTGGAGGGCCGCACCGAGTGGGTACCCGTCACCCAGCGCAGGCTGGTCAGGGTGGGGAAGTAGCTTAGCCCTAGGCTTTGGGACATGGCAGATCAGAGGCGTGTTGGACATGCAATCAGGCGACGCATGGGTGCTGCCCCCAGTCATCTCGGTCAGGCTGAGGCTGGTGCCTGGCAGCCGCCCTACGCCGCCTCTCCTGGAGGCGAAGCTGCCCTGGCTGCGGGCGAATCTGAGGCCGGGGGCATAGCGCAGATCCCGATAGCAGGAGGTAGGTACTTGGGAAAGCAAGGTCATCTCAAGGGCGTCCCGGACACCTACGGGACGGGTACTGGGAGCACCGGCATGGGGGCCGGTCCCCCACTGGGGGACAACCGGGCCTTCGCCAGCGGGGTGAGCGCCGGGGTCCAGCCCGAGCCTCATCCTGGCCGGGGACGGCTCTCACCAGGGGAATCGGCGGGAGCCAGGCTCACGGTCTCGCCCAGCATGAAGGTGCCTCAGGAGTCCCCCGTGCCCACCCAGGCCGGAGGGCGGGTCGTCCCCTCGACACCAGGACGGCAGGCTTCCTTCGGCCAGGGCCAGGCTGGAGCGTACGGTGGCTAGCGGGCAGGGTGGCGGCTACGAGTACGCCCAGCACGTCAACAAGGAGCCGCATGGCCCCACTTACGACATGGTGGTGAGCGAGAAGGACTCCAGCATCAGGGATCCCCAGGATCCCCACTTCATGGGTCAGTTGATGCCGGTCGCCCACCCCCGTAGTGACGAGGTGCGAGGCTTCTTCGACGCCACGAGCATCACCGGGTAGCCCGTGCCCCAAGGCACCTTCAGTCCATGGCAGTACCTGCCGCCCTACAACATGGGCGCTCCTGGCAACGCCAACACCGTTGGTGGTGGCGGTGGCATGGGGCCGTATTTCCGGGACGCCATGGACGCCCGCCGGTCTGCCTACAACCGCACGCCGGAGGCCATGTACCCCGACGGGTACCTGGGGACGATCAACACCAGGAGGGGCGACAGGCTCCTCGACTCCCTCAAGAACCGGGCCAACCAGCGCTCCTACGTCCGGGGCGTGCATAAAGGCGAGCAGATCGACCAGAGCGATTATTTTTTCCCCAAGGGTCTCCAGCCTGACCAGGGTCTACGGCGACAGATGGCGGGTATGCCGGTGGACACCATGGTGTTGAGCCAACGCAACGCACCCCGGCTCGACCTCGTCCCCCAGTTGACCATGAAGGAGCAGACAATGATGGGCGCTGATCCTGGCATCGGACGTACGACCCAGCTACGCAAGCTGGCCCCACCCTGGAGGTGAACCGTGGCACTAGGTGACGACTGGGTCCAGAGACCGAGAGGGGAGCCACTGGATAGCGGCGGTGACGGTGGTCCACAGCAACAACCGGGGCCAACACGTCCTATCGCTGGACCGACACAGCAGACCAACTACGGCGGGGCCACGGTCGGGCCGTCTTCGATATTCACACCTGGAGCCAAGGGATCTTTCGCCGCAGCAGGATTGGGCAAGTACTACACCAGGAACGAGAATGGGCGGCAGTTCAACAAGCCTGCCATCCTAGGAGCGGTCAGGAAGGGTGTGCAAGCGTACAGCGAGGCCCAGTACTTCCGTCATGCTGGAGTAGGCGCAGCCGCACGCCACATGCTGGGCATGCCACAGATGCCGTCCCACATGAACGACTACCTCCGGTCGAGACACAACACCGACATCAGAGGGATAAACCCCCACTCCCTCGATGCCCAGTTTGGAATGCAGGATCCCCACGAATACGAGCACTTTTGAATGGGCAACTTTGACGAATATTTTCCATTCGATCCGGGGTTCGGGGCATCCGCCAACGCTGCCCGGTGGCGGAAGATGGCTCGCCTGTGGGCACCAGACGGGGTGCTCCAGGGCTACAACAACGGACTGAGCGCCAGTGTTATCTCCGGTGGTGCCACCACCATCTCTACCGGAGCCGTGTTCAATCACGGTTACTACTGCGAGATCTCCAACCCGCAGAGCATCAGCATCACTGGCACCGGCACCGGCACGATCGTCGCCAAGGTGGACATGGTCAACGAGGTCGCTTCGATCTACTACAAGGATGGAGCGACAGACTACGGAGCCAGTCCTACCACGAACTTTGAGCAGTCGGCCAGTAACTGGGAGATCCCGTTGTGGGGGGTGGTCACTCCAACACTGACCGATCTTCGTACCATGGTCAGTCCTGGTCAGGGAGTGGGATGGTGGGTGACTTCGCCCGGCCCCATACCAGTAGCAGCCAACCAGACGGTGCAGACCAACTTCCTCACCGCCCGTGTCCCCTACACAGGCATGGCACTATTACGAGGCGAGATCCTCGTCACCTTCAACGACTCCAGCGCTGGGCAGTCAGCAGCCTGCCAGTTGACGTATCAGTTCGGTTCGGGGGATCAACAGGTGACGCCGACGACCACACCGGCAATACCAGGCGGGGGTCCATCAGCAACAGCACTGGCGATGCCAGTTGCCATATCCGGCCTTATACCAGTAGCTCAAGGAAAGAAGACAGTGGGATGGAGAGTGACAGCGGGAGCAGGAACGTCGACACTGAAGCTGACGACCCTGACAGCCTCACTGACGATGCTGAGCCTGCCAGCGACAGCGTGATCACCCTGGATCACACCGGAGAAGTCAGCATAGATCAGCCTTCTCCTCCTCCTAACGAGTTCTTTCCTGACTGGCTCTGGGCACAACACAACGCCCCACGGCCACCACCCTCGATGGAGCCAGAACCATGACCGTAGTTGACAACTACTTCCCTTTCGACACCGGTCCAGGAGCCGCAGCGACACCAGCACGCTGGCGTCTCATGGCTCGTCAGTGGAGTTCTCCCGGAGTCATCCCCAACTACAACAACCAGTGTCGCCCCAGCCTGGTCGGTACTGCCCTCACCATCGATACCGGAGGGATATGGATCGACGGGTTCTACGGGGAGAACCAAACTTCAAAGACCCTGAGCGTCGTAGGGGGCGATGGGCTAGTCGTTGCCAGGGCTGACCCTAATGGTCGCCAAATCGTCTTTTCCTACAACATAGGTGCCACCCAGCCTGTCCAGACACTGACCAATATCTACGAGGTCTCCATCGCCAGGATCACCGCAGGCGCAATGGTCGACATCCGCCAGTTCGCCAACGGAGGTACTCCCAGTGGCATCATCCAGGACTTCGCTGGTGCTACCGCTCCGGGGGGCTGGTTGCTCTGCGATGGAACCTCGTACCTGAAGACAGATTTCCCCACTCTGTCCAGCGCCATCGGAATCGCCTGGGGAGGAGACGCCAGCCACTTCAACGTACCGGACATGCGTGGCCGTGTACCAGTGGGATCGGGCTTTGCCTCTGGACTGAGCAATCGCCTCCTAGCTGCCGCTGGGGGTGAGGAACAGCACCTTCTTAGCTATCTTGAGAACGGGTGGCATGGTCACGGTTCCTGGACCAGTACTGAGTATGCCAATACCGCTGGCGCTGCTGGTTGGCACCAACACGGTGTCTACATGCAGTATCTCAATGTTGTTTACTACCCAGGTTCTTCTATCACCGGGGTTGGTGGTTCTGGTTGGCCGATCATTGGCCTTGGCAGTCCCGGTGGCATAGTCATTCAGAATCAAACCGCACTGCACCAACACATCATTCCTGGTGAAGGTGGCAACCCTCACAACAACATGCAGCCATTCGTAGTCGTAACCAAGATCATCAAGACATGACCTTCTTCGTTCCTCCCAACTTCCGCCAGCTTCCCATGAGTTGGGAAATGGCCCAGCCCTTCAACATCGACCCCACAGGTGCGGTCGCCTTCGACATCGATCCAGTGGCCTGGGCGACAAACCACATCCTGGCTCTGCTGCTTACTACCCCCGGCGAGCGGGTCATGCGCCCCACCTACGGCGTGGGCATCTTTGGCCTGGTCTGGGAGAACGACAATCCCGTCATCGAAGCCAACATCGTCACAGCGATCAACATGGGTCTCTCCATGTACGAACCCAATATCCTCGTGATCGACGTGAAGTTCACTCAGCAGCCCATGTACTCAGGGATCATGAACCTCATCATCCACTTCACCGTGGGTAATGCACCGACCGTTCACACCACCGCTCTCAATCTGAGCGGCACCGGGGTGGAGATCACCGCATGAGCATCGCACCTATCTCCCTGGGCACGGTGGCCGACATCGTCCCCACCAACATCATCGTTCCGCCTATCGACTACACGAGCCGGGACTACACCTCGCTCATCAACGACATGCTCATGCTGATCCCGAGCTACCTGCCGGAGTGGACCGACAGAAGTCCGGGCGACTTCGGCATCGTCCTGCTGGAACTGTTCGCCTACGTAGGCGACATCCTCTCGTACTACTCAGACCGAATCGCCAACGAAGCGTTCATCGCCACCGCCCAGCAGCGACAGAGTGTGCTCAACCTGGCGACACTGCTCGATTACACGCCACACGGCAATGTCGCAGCGACGACCAATCTCCTCTTCACGGTTGGCGCTCCTTGCCCTCAGCCCGTCCTGATCCCACAGAACACTGAGGTCTCCACCACCCTGACCGGTATCCAGACGGTGATCTTCCAGACCAGTCAGGATCTCTGGATCTACGGCGATGGTGTCTATGGCACCTTGACCACCACCGCCACAGGACTGGCATCCCAGCAGTTTGCCCTGGGAGATCCCACCCAGCCCTGGCCCACCTACATCTACTCCGGTGGTGCCAACTCCATCGTGGTGGTGGGTGGCGTCCAGTGGACCCTGGCCCCTGGCAACACCTTCGCCGGTCAAGCAGCGAATGCCACCATGTACACGGTGATCAACGGCAACACCGTTCTTTTCGGTGGTGGCACCACAGCCAGCCCCGGTGCGATCCCTGGCAACGGCGTCTCTCTTCTCATCTACTACTCCACCACGGCCCTGACACCGGGTTCGCCCATCACCGCCGTACCCACCCCCGCCCCCCAGTACAGCGGTCAGGTGGCGGCTATCCAGGGCGTTTCCACCAACGGCGAGGGCATCGGTATCTCCGATGGCACCCCGAACCAGCAGTACACGCTGTTCAGCACCCCGGTCGTAGATGGCAGCGTGTCGATCTACGTCGATGAGGGTGGTGGCCCAACAGCCTGGATCTACCACCAGCGTCTGGTGGACGCCTTCGCTTCAGAGGGGGCCTACACCATGGCGGTGGACGCCAACGGCGTGGTCACGGTGAGCTTTGGGGACAACATCGCTGGGCGCATTCCGGCTCCAGGTGCCTTCATCACCGCCAACTATCTCATCGGCGGCGGGGCCTTGGGCAACGTAGCGGTGAACTCGCTCACCCAGCTAGCTACCGCCGCCTCATCGTTCATCATCAGCGTGACCAACACGGTGCCTGGAACCGGTGGTGCCGACAACGAGTCCATCGACCACATCCGCATCCATGCACCCATGTCGATCACGGCGATCAACCGTGCCGTTACCTTGGATGACTACGCCGCCCTGGTCCTGAACAATGCCAGCATCGCCAAAGCCTCCACACTCTCGACGGCCTACAACGCCGTCAACATCTACATCCATCCGGCTGGTGACTTCATCCCAACCATCACCACGCTGACCAACCGGGTAGCGGCTCTCCTGCCCTCCATCACCAACTCGGCTTACACCGGTTACCTGGATGACAAGAAGATGGTGGGCGTCTCGATCAACATCCTGCCACCCCAGTACAACAAGAACGGTGTCCTCCAGACCGGGTACGTGCCCATAGATGTCACGGGCACTATCCAAGTACTGCCGCAGTACCACCAGTCCACCGTGCAGGCAGCCGCCCAGGCGGCTGTTCAGAACCTGCTGCTGTTCTCAGTGGTTGACTTCGGCTGGCGGGTCACGTTGTCCAGCGTCTATCACACGCTCATGGAGGTCGAAGGGGTGGATTGGGTCAACATCTCTGTGCTCTGCCGGGATGAGGTCACTCCCCAGACCTGTGCCGACATCCAGTGTGCGGTCTACGAGATCCCTCAGGCGCACACCATCACCATCAATGCCGCAGGAGGCGTCATCTACTAATGACTGCGGTCTTCCCCAACGCCATCAAGATTTTCCAGGTCTTCCACGATTACTCCGACATCATCTGGTCCATCTCGATCAACGAGTGCCATGACGAGATCCAGGCCCTGGAATCACTCGTGGGGATCAACCCGTTCCAGAACACTCCCTACACGAGTGTCGGTGCTGCTCTCCAGGATCTCTACCTCAACAAGGCTCCGACGAATCACACCCATACCCACGGGAACCTGCTGGACGACAGCCAGGGCAACGACCATCCGCAGTACATCCTCACCACCGGTCAGCCAGGCTTCACCGGACCCGTGGGAGGTGTAGCCGGGGGCGCACCGGCAGATCTCGTCCCCCTCAGCCAGCTTCAGAGCTTTGGGTACCAGAACGCCTGGCAGGTCCAGAACGCCGTGAACGCCGCCTTGGGCAGCCTCATGGCCGGAGCCTGGGGAGGTCCACCACTAGTCGGAGCGGCAGCTTCACCAGCCTGGCGCATCCAGGGCGGTGTGAAGTCCGGTCTGACTGACGGGGCCGGTCGAATCACGGTCTCCTTCAATCCCGGCTACGGACGCTGCGTCCAAGCCTTCACCTGTACCAAGCTGCCTCCCAGTGGGGGAGGACCGCCCTACAACTGGATCGAGGCCCAGGTGACTCTCGTTGGTATATCCGGTGGAGGGGCCACGGTGCAGTTCTCCCATGACTATTCCTGGCAACCACATCAGTGGGTCACCTTCTCCTGGATCGCCATGGGGAACTGATGCCCGTACCCCCGCCGGTAGATGTCACCCAACGCTATCCCCAGGCTATACGTGACTTTGTCACCTACGTCAACCAGGACGGCCAGACCCACACCGTCACCGTTGGGAGCAAGATCACCGATCTCACCCTCGACGCCGCTGCGGTCACCCGTGATCTGGAGACCGAGATCGTGTCCCTGGAAACCACCATCGGAGCACGCCCGTTTTTGGTACCGGGTCAGCCCAACGTAGGTCTGTCAATCCAGTGGTTGAGCACCGGCCTATCTCCAGGACACGCCGATCCAGTGACCGGTGACGTGCCTCCCCTACCACCACCATCCCACAGTCATCCCCATCAGCAGACCAGTGCCAGGGACGCCGACGACCATCCCCAGTACATGCGGAGAGATGGCGCAAGGCCCTTCACACAGCCGGTCACCGCCCCTGGGGCCTACTCCGGTGATCAACTGATCAACCTGAGCCAGGCCCTGGGTGCTGGCCTCAACTGGGGCCAGGTCCAGAGCATCATCCAGTCGTCCCTGACTGCCGCCATGAACGGTCCCTATTCCCCCCTCCTGGGGCCAGACCCACGCAGATGGAAGATGACCGGGGGTTTCAGCACCGGCTACACCGACAACAATGGCAACCTCTACGTCGACTTCAGTGCCGCCGCCTTTAGTGGAATCCTCAGCTTCGTCTACATGAAGCTGCCCTTCCCAGGCGGCAGCCGCTTCGGCTATCCCTACCAGTTCATGGAGGACCAGTTGATCCTTCTGGGCTTGAGCAACCAAGGGGCCTTGATCCAGTTCATAGAGGACATCGTGGTGGACCGGCGAGCCTTGGTCGCCATGACCTGGATGGTGCTGGGAATCTAATGGCGGTCTACGGGATCGACTTCTATGGAGTCGGCAAGTTCGGCCGAGATCCCCTCCTGGTGCGCCCTGACTTCTCGGTGGCACCGTTTGAGTCCTTGCCGGTCAGCTACGACTCTCTGCACCTGACCTGGAGCAACCCTCCCTCAGCGGACTGCACCCAGTTGCGACTGGTTCGCAATGGGAACAACCTGCCCCAGGACGAGACCGACGGTGCTCAGGTCTTCGTGCTCAGCAACTACGCCACCGCCAACAGCAACGACGCCATTCTGACCGGCTTCCTGAACTCGATCACCGACACCAACCTGGCTGGTGGCTTCATCTACTACACGATGTTCGGGTGGTCCCAGAGCACAGGCGTATGGATCCGTTGCACTGATCTCATTGCCCTGGTTCCACTCAACTGGGGCTATGGCTGGCGGATCTACAACCTCCTGCCCATGGCCTACCGAGACGCCGACATCGTGCTCGTGGACCCCTACAACCCGTGGCCGACAGGGGGTGCCAACCCGCCCCTCCAGCGCTACCTCCAGCTAATCGGCTTCCAGATGGACTTCATTCGCACCGAGCTTGAGTCCCTGATGAGCATCAACGATGCCAACCACTGCTCCGGTGCGCTGCTTCCGCTCATGGCCCAGCAACTGGGCCTGCCCCACGAGCCTGAGATCGGCATGCAGCAGGAGCGCCAACTCATCGAGAACGCCATCCACCTCTACAAGATCAAAGGGTCACCACGGGGCATCACCGAGACGACCTCGATCCTCACGAGCTACCCGGCCACCCAGCTTGTCCACCACGGCTACAACTGCCTCATGTGCCTTGATGACGGCATCATGTACGACGGCATCGGCACCTGGCAGATCTGGCCTCCTCAGATCCCTGACCCTTATCGAGCACCACCGAGCACGATTTCGGTCTTCCCATCCCTGGGCGGACAGGCAGCAGGCATCGTGCTCACCTGGACCTCCAACCTGCTGGCGGTCGGTGGCATGACCAACCCGCTGACGACGTACCCAGGTGGCTTACCCCTCAGTCTCCAGCCCACCTACAACAACGGTGGCATGCGGATCCAGGGCACCGGGGTCGGTGACTACAACGTCACCACGGGCGGGATCCCCATCACCGACTTCATGTCCCAGACCGGCGCTCAAGGCCACATTACCTGGAGGGTCCAGGTCTGGTCCTCCGTAGCTCGTCAGGTCATGCTCTCGGTCTGGGGCGACGTGGGTAATGGGGCCAGGATCCAGGTACTACCGGAGCAGGCATTCACTGAGACGGCGAGTCAGTGGACCCAGATGACCATCACGGGGACGATCAACCCGTACCCACAGTCACTGCCTGGTGCCATTGCTCCCACTGGACCGGCCTCGTACTACACGCTCTATCCGCAGATCCGCATCGTTGGGGCAGCGGCCAACGAAGCGCACTATGTCACCCTCTGCGGGCTGTGGCCCTGCACCCCAGCGCAGATCGGCATAGACACCCCGGTCTACGACTACCCCCGTGACACCAAGATCCTGCTTCAGCCCCAGTCATCCAACCTGCTGTCCAATCCGGTCACCACCTTCACGCATGACAATCCCAATCCTCCTCCTGACGAAGTAGCGATTGGCTTCGACGGGTTGACCAACACACTGAATCCGACACAGGCCACCACCCTGAACTTCGTCACAGGTGACGGTGCCTCCTTTGAGACCGGCACCACGGGTGGATGGCTCACGAACAACTGCACCATCGCCAACTCACTCACCGTTGCCCAGGATGGCACGCACTCCCTGGCGATCACCTCCACGGTCATCGGCAGCGGCACCAACCGGGTCTACATCCGCTACCCCCGGTGGACGGTGGTGGCAGGACAGGTCTTCACCACGAGCGGGTGGTTCTATCCGGGTACGGCGGTCCAACAGGTGGCAGCGTACCTCGTCTTCTACGACGCCAACAACGCCGTGATCGGTGCGGGTACCCCACCGGCTCTCGTCAGTGAGAGAGCCGCCCAGTGGACCCAGTCTTCAAATATTCAGACATCACCCGTGGGCACCGTCCAGGCCGAGCTTCGTCTGGAGATCCAGTATCCGGCCGCTGTCGGAAATATCCACTACGTGGATGACATCTCTGTTTTCTACACCAACGCTGTGCAAACCTGCACTCTCCAGATCCGCTACACCAATCTGGAGGATCCTCCTGTGCTCGTTCCCGTGAACGGCACTGGTGCCCTCCAGATCACCACCACCGGCCCAGGAGCCACCGTCTGGTGGGGTAGAGCGACGAACTGGTCACCGGCACCATCCCCCACGCTGCTGAGTGGGTGGTTCGCCAGCAGTAGGTCCACTCCTCCTCCCGCCTATACGGACAGCAAAACCAACGACTGGTTCCCCGGTGCCGTACTGAGCACCAGCGCCAGGGACTGGATGGACCCGGTTGACGATTGGTTCACGATGAACCAGGCGTATTTTGGCGTGGGCAGCAACATAGAGAACGGCGTGTGGTACGCACTGCCACCCCAGCCACCGATCTATGGACCGCCCCTCTACAACAACTTCGGCCCCTACAACGTCGTTGCCGGTCAGCCGTTCAACTTCAGCATCTACGCCCAGTACATCACCGTGCAGGATCCCTCCAACGCCCAGATGCTCCTGGGCCTGCGCTGGTACTACCCGGACGGCACCTGGGCCGAAAATACGTACCCGGTCACACTGACCGGCGTCTATGAGCGGTACAGCATGCCAAATCCCAGTGACACCAGCAGCTACTACCTGGGCGAGCCGCCGCCCCAGCAGCACCCTCCCACCGGCATCCTGCCTACCCTGGTGTACCCCTTCATACGGTTCCCACAGGCGCAAAGCGCACAGTTCCTGGTGAACTCAGCCATGCTGTCGCCCTCCCTGACTCTACAGCCCTATGTGGACGGCACGTCGTTCTCCTCCGCTAGTGGGGATTTCATCACCGACTCTGGGAACGCCAGCTACATCTACCGGCGGCGCACCCCCAGGGTCGCCCGCCTCAACGAGCAGATGTACCGTTGGCTGCCCATGGGCAGCACGTACACCATCACCTACGCCTCATCAGCCGTCACCCCCCCGCTCGACCCCACCCTGTGGCAGTAGACCTGGGCTACGTCCTGCTCATCGGGTTCGGGTCCACCCGGCTCACCGAGCTATGGAAAGAGGTGGCGATCCGCCTGGGCCTGCATCAGGTGGCCTGGTGGAAAGCCGTCGTCAACTTGCTTTGTTGCGGGGTGCTGACACTGCTGATCAGGCACCGTCCAGCGGAAACCCGTGTGCTGGTCGCAGTAGGCGCATCCGGCGTCGCCATGCTGATCCACGCCCTCGACACCTTCCTGCGCCACCACCGGGACAGAATCGTCGCTGAGGTACTAGCAAAGAGCCGGAGGAGATAGATGCTTGCACCCGTAGTACCCCGCTGTTATCTTCAGGGTGTCTCCCTCCTTTCCAGCCGGAGTGAGCGGTAGTCAGAAACCCTCCCCCCCAGCGGGGAGGGTTTCGGCTTTCTCGGAGGAGAAGATCGCCCAACGGCGTGCAGGGGCCACCTGTGACCGCTCAGAATGGTCACCTGACGACACCCCCTGGTAGAAGGAGCAGTGCATGCCACGATCCAGCGCATCTGGGATCACCATCGGATTCTTGGGTACTGGCGGGATGGAGGCCGATCCCGCCACCGACCTGATCGAGGTCTACATCAACGAGTCGGTGAAGCCCGACGAGCCAGCCAAGTTCATCTTCCCCGTCATCGAGGGGGAGTTCTCGGACACCCTGGTCCAACTCGCCACCATGGCGAGGAAATCCAAGATCGCCTACGAGGTGATCACCACCCCTGAGGACAAGAAGCGCCGTGCCTTCCAGGAGGCCATCAACGGCGCTGCCCACACCCATGTGGTCACCGACGCCTGGACCCAGATGGAGCAGATCCTGGTCGACTCACCCAAAGCCGCCCTCTTCGTGCTCTGGGACGAGAAGCGGGACCAGGAGTTGCTGGAGATCTGTGGCAAGTTCGCAGACGCCCAGATCAGCGTGCTCGATCTCACCAACGCTCTGGCCCCCCTGAATCCGGAGGACGCTGAGGAGGACGAAGGCTCCGAGCCGGTGGCTGACGAAGCTGAGGATGAGGAGGAGCCGGTGGCCGTCGAGTCAGAGACCACCGGGGTCTTCACCCGCGCCCAACTGGAGAAGATGGGCCACTCCGATGTCAAGGAGATCGCCCTGGGTCTGGGCCTGCCGCCGCGCAAGGCCCGCGAGAACATGATCGTGGCGATCCTGGAAGCTCAGGGAACCGCTGAGACGGCTCCAGACGCCCCT